CTGCACTGAATATTGGTGGAGATCTTGGAATTGGTGTTAGTAGTGTAGAACTAAGATATTTTGATCAAGATCTATCACTATCAAATTATGCTGATGGTGATTTTATCTATCATCTTGGTAGAGATTCAACTACATTCAATGGGAACTTTAGATGGTTGGAAGGTAATTCTGATAATGAGATATTAACCCTTACAAATGGTGGATTTTTGGGTATTGGTGTTACCAATCCTGGTGCAAATCTAGAAGTTGTTGGTGTAACAACTCTGAACAGCACATTATTTGTTCAACAGAAAGCTGAGTTTGCTCAAGATGTTGTAATCTATCAAGGGCTATCATACAACTCAACGTCTGGAATTGCAACAGCATTTGATCTGAATGTTTCAAATGATTTAACCGTAAATTCTGATGCCATATTTAATGGTGTTGTCAATTTACCAAACCCAACAAATCTCAATACCACAAGTGGCATCAGCACATTCAATGATCTGAATGTTGCTGGAACATTACTTCTAGATAATGATTTTAACTATCAAACAAATCTTGGAGTCACTACCGTTAATGATTTTATTGTAACTGGTGTTCTGAGCGCAACAAATGCAAATATCACGATTAGTATTCAAGAAGGTGTCAGCACATTTAATAATTTAGAAGTTCTTGGTATTAGTTCATTCACTGGAGTTACTACATTTCTTGCTGAGACTATACATTATGGTGACATTATCTTTGTAGCTGGTGAAGAATCAAGTCCAGCAATTATTGGAACTGGTGCAACAATTACAGTTAATACTCGAAACATTGACATTACTGATCAGGTATCCATTGCTGGAACTGTAACAATTGACTCCAATCTTATTGTTACTGGTATTGCATCATTTAGTGAAAGTACTAATTTAAATACCACAACTGGAATCAGTACATTCCAAGATTTAAGAGTTCTTGGTATTGCATCTATAGCAGTAATAAACGGACCACTATTTGTTGATGATGCTGAGGGTTACGATGGTATTGGTATTAATACAATTGGTTCAGATTTATGTATTGGTGGTTATCTGACAGTTGGATTAGCTGATACTGCTAGATGTGTTGTTGATGTTGGTATTAACACTACATCCTTTATTTTACCACCAAGAGTTGCAACTGATGTAAGAGATGGTACTGAGCCTGGTGGAACTGTTATTGATCAACCATATGAAGGTGCAATCATCTATAACTCAACTCTTCAAAAACTACAGTTCTATAATGGAACTGCATGGGAAACAGTAACAAGTTCATAATACTTGACAACACCTTGAAATATGTGTAGAATCTGGCTTGTCCAGGATGAAAGAAATTATAGAGCTTTATGAAGATTATAGAGAGACATCGTTATAATAAGAATGAGATCATAGGATCCAGGGTTCTTGAATTTGAACCCTGGACATTTAATGAAAACAATATGGGTCTAGTTCTAGGCCTAATCAAAAGAAATTTAACAATAGACTTATTAAGTCATAAAAAACTATTATATCCACAGGATAAGGGAAGAGTTCAGTACTATGGGCACTGCTATCATGCCACTCAGGCATTATGTTTTCTTATGGATACTGACGAGTTGGTAGGATATAGTGGAGAAGATTACAGAGGAGAGAAACACTGGTGGGCACAATATAGAGACAGAATATATGACCCAACAGCAGAACAATACTACACGGTGGATAGGCTTCCTCCACATGATAGCGGAAAGAAAACTAATTGGTATGGTTGGAAAGGCAGGCCACAACAGGTAACTCTCGACTTAATGGTCAGGGTTCTCGGACAGAGACTCAAAAAAGATTCGGTAGAGGGTTGACAGGGCCGCCAGATCATCGTATATTAGCCATGTGGTCGAGGGAGAGACTTGAAAGTCTTTTCAACTCCCCGATCATAGTTCGTTAATTTGCTTTAAAAGCTTTCCAATCATGAGTAAATCACAGTACATGCCTATCCCCAACAGTGGTGATGTTAAGGCATGGCAATCCATCTTGGACCGTATGCCAACCCCAGTTTATGAACTGGATGGTATGAAGTTCAAAGAGAGGGTGATTCTTCCCACCAACCAACCCAACAGGAAGAATCACGAAACCAATACTAACATCAACCTTGCACGGAATAGTGATACTACCCGTGATCCTTCCCAAATTGGAAGTTTCTCTCAGGGTATTATTCCCACCGAGCAACCACCTCGTACCATTTGGATTCCTGAAGAGGAAGAAGATGATCTGTGGGGTGGATTTGGTCGCTCCGTAACTTTTGCGGAACTTGGTATCAAGTATTGGGTCTATGATCGTTATGAGTATGATGAGTCTACTCGTAACAGCTTCCAAGTATCCAATCTGGATGTTCTTGAAGATCAGGCAATTTCCGATAACGGAAGGCCTTCTGCAAAACCACCAACCAAGGCTGATTATATTGCCATCGTTATTCGGAGGATTCAAGAGCTTGGGTGGGATAAAGACACCATCATCGCATGGTTTGATACCATTGATCACTGTCTGACAAAGGATAACATTCGTGACTATGCCAACGATGCAATTAAGCGTCATAAAGCACTTGGTCGCATTGAGTTTGTTAAAGAGTCTGACGTTAAAGCTGAGGTTAATTCTAACCATCCTGGACTGCACATTCTCAACACCTCTAATGGTCACAAAGGAAATGTGCAACGCTTCTTGCGTACTCTTCCTTACATGATGCAGTCATATATTATGACTGATGGTGCAACTCAGGAGTATTGTTTGTGGAATAGTTCTGCTTCTTCTCATGAAGAAATGGACGATTCTCATGAAGAACTTGACAAATACATGATCAAGTTCATGCCTCTAGTTGAAGACTTCGTTGACACCTATCGTTTCCGTGTCAAGAAGGATAACACTCACCGTGCTTGTGTTCCTTCCAAGGTGTTTGCTCAAAAGATTGGTGAGTATAATGCAGATGAAATTCGTAAAGTTGTAGATTACGATTACATCGTGCCAGAGGTCTGATTCCTCTGTGCCAATCTGCGAACTGGTTCAGGGGCCCTTCACAGGGGCCCCTGTTCTGCTATAATGATTCTATCAACGCAAGAGACTATGACCATCACCCTTCGCCCGCACCAGACCGATGCTGTCAACGCTATGTGGGACAACAACAAAGGTCAGGTGATCATCCCCACGGGTGGTGGCAAGACTATGTGTATGATTGAAGATGCTCTGACTGAACTTGAGCAGAGCAAGCGTCCTAAAACTATCGTGGTCGTTGCTCCTCGCATCCTCCTGGCGGTGCAGCTGTGGGAAGAGTTTACCGAGCACATCAAAAATGCAGAGGTTCTGCATGTTCACAGTGGTGAGGTTGATAATGCTTCCACCACTAAAGTTGATCAGATCAAGATGCACCAAACCATCTGTCGTACAGTTGGTGTTCATGAACTGATCTTCACTACTTATCACTCACTGCATCGTCTTCAAGAGGCAGGTATCTATGTTGACACCATTTACTTTGATGAAGCACACAACTCTGTTCAGCGCAATTTCTTTGGCCCTACCGAGTATTTTTCTAATAACGCTAAGCGTTGCTATTTCTTCACTGCTACTCCTAAGCATTCTCTCACTATCTCAAAACCTGGGATGAATGATCCTGAGGTTTATGGTCAGGTGATTCACAATGTTCCTGCTCCTCAACTTGTTCAGGAAGGTTATATTCTTCCTCCTAAGGTTGTGATTCAGGAGTTGCCTACTGGTGATCAGCGTCAGTCTGATTGCAAGAATCTGCTAGATACTATTGATGACAATGCTCTCAACAAAATCCTGATTGCTGCTCGTTCTACCAAGCAGATTGTCAAACTGTTGAGTGAGTCTGACTTTCAGCAACAACTCACTGATCGTGGCTATTCTTGCATGTATATCACCAGCAAGACTGGTGCTATCATCGACGGTGTTAAAGTTTCCCGTGATAAGTTCTTCGACACGATGAACGCTTGGGGTAAAGATCCTGAGAAAAAGTTTGTGGTTATTCACCACTCTATTCTGTCTGAAGGTATCAACGTCAACGGACTGGAGGCAGTTCTGTTCATGCGTAACATGGACTACATCGGTATCTCTCAGTCAATCGGTCGTGTGATCCGCCTGGGCGGCGCTCAGAAGACGTTTGGACTGGTCTGTGTGCCTGTCTATGATCGTGTGGGTCTGGGCACCGCTCGCAGCGTTCAGACGGTCGTAGATACCGTGTTTGAGAAGGGAGAACCGGCCATCTCCAAGGTCCGCCGCTGATGCTGTCTGACTCGATCTATGATCTGGCGATTGAAACTGCCAGATCGTCACCATCTAAGAAACAAGTTGGAGCTGTTCTTCTCAGCAAAAGTAAAGTTGTTGTAACTGCAACAAATTTAGAAACAAAATCACATCCACTACAGGCATCATTTGCTCTTCGTGTTGGAAGACCTGAAAAAATCTTTCTTCATGCTGAGATTGCAGCTCTTGTCAAATGTCGTGAAGAATGTGATACAATTGTAGTAGCACGGTTGGGTGGTCATAATCATGATGAATTGCGTATGGCAAAACCATGTCCAGTGTGTGCATTAGCTCTTAAAGAAGCGGGTATCACAAAGATACATTATACCACTGATCATGGTTTCCTATATGAATATAAATAATTTTAAAGGTATAGTCATTTTCAATGAAATTTATTAAGTATGTGCCAGTTTTAATTTTCTTTGGACTTTTAGGTGCTGGATTACAGCATGGACAAATGCACCTATATAATTCTTCAATTCCTCATGTTCATGAGAATGGGGTAATTCACAGTCATTAAATTTAATTGTTATGATAACTGATATTAGTGCCCCAAATTATAAATTCTCCGACTTCATTACTGAATTTGATAATGCTTTAGATGAAGATTTTTGTAATCACTGTATTGAAAAATTCAAGACCGATGACAGACGGTATCCTGGGTTAGTTGGTGCTGGATTAAATGAAGAGATAAAGAAATCTACGG